ATATCCGCCTCTCCGTCCATCTTTGGCCGCAGATGCCGCAACGCTGCATCCCACAGACGTTCCTTCCCCTGCGGTTCGGACCAATCCATCGTGTAGGCGGGTGGGCGTTCCGGCTCATCACCGTGAAGCGCGCGCCAAACTCCGCGCACAAGGCCAAGGCAATCACAGCCCGCACCGCGGGTTGCCATCTGGTGAATGTAAGGCGTGCCGATCCATAGTCGGGCCTCCGTCACTATACAGTGTCCCACGCCGCTCATCGCAGGCTTCCGCCGGAGTTCGTGCCGCCGCTGGTCGGATAGGCCATCGCCCAATCGTCACTCGGCAGGTCCGGAAAGCCCTGAAAGTTCAGAAGGTTGTTGAATTTCAATCGGCAGGTATCAAAGCGTTTGTCGCATCCGGCGGTAAGTTGGACGATATCGTCGGGCCGCACCTCACCACGGAACGGTTCCCACAATTCGATCTTGCGCACGTCATCTTCGAACACATCCCGCTTGATCATGCCCCAAAGCCCGGCACTTGGACCACTCAGCACGTCCAGCCGTCCGCGTTGAAACCAACCCGGCTCGAAGCCTGCCAGATCGTCCCACTCGAAATGACGACCTTCGATGTTGCGATCCGCCGGACCCTCGTGGCGATAGCCCGGAGTGCTCAGATCGAATGCGCAGGCACGGTCGCCCAGGACTGCGGTGCAGGGTTTTTGGAAAATGCGGCCCAGCGGACGGTTCAGCGCTTCGGTCAATCCCCGCAGTTCCGCTTGGAAAGCGCCCCCGCTGCGGCGGATTTCGCCGATCGTGCCCCGGAACTGCAACCAACGGATGTCGGGATCAGCCCAGTTGACCATCCATGCCCGCACCTCCGCACCGTCAAAGCGGCCCGCTTCGATCTCGTCCTCGCGCACCGATGCGTCGGACAGGGCACCCAGAGCCTCGGTATTGTCGACGCTCAAGCCGGTGCTCTGCACCAAGGCTGCGGCACTCAGGCCCGTATCGGCACGGAATGTGATCCCTTCAAATGTGAAAGGCGCGTCATGATCGGTGAACCCAAAGGTCTTGCCGTCAGGCCGAACGATGGCCCACGCGCGGCAAAACGTGGTGACACCGGTGGCGGCATGCGCCAGAAACGCGTTGCTTTGCCCGCTCATCACACACGCACCTCGACGATCGGCACGTTCGGAACAGTACCAGCCTGAAAACTGGCGACGGATGTCTGGATCTGGTCCGTATCGAAGCGGACAGGCACATCGAACTCGAAGCCTGCGGTAATCTCTTCGTCTTGCTCGGGCGGGTGCTGAAAAGTGACAAGCCCCGTGCTCAAATCGACCTCGTAATCGACGCCTTCCTGCATTTCGTCACGCCCAAGACCAACGCGCACAGTTCCAGAAACCGGTTTTGAGATCGGTCTTGAATAGGCAAACTCTCCGGAACGATAGGTCTTGAGCAACGGAAACGCAGCTTGCACACCATCACCAGTGGCAATCGTCTGATCAAGGAATGTTGGGTCAGCGCTTGCCGCGCCCGACTTGAAGTCCGCCCAATCCTTCCAACGGAACCCGTACATCTGCCCCATGCGTGCTTCAAAGAATGCAATCAGGGTTTCCACGTCATCCAGTGACCGCATCCCCAATCCAGCGTCATAACGGCGACGCGAATGCGCCCAGGGCGTGTTGCGTTCCTCGAACCCGTTGGCGAGCGTCACAACCTCTGTGCGGCGCTCCGGCCCACCGACCGAGCCAAAGCTCAAGGACGCGGGAAATCGAACCTCGTGAAAATTCATGGCCTTGGCTCCCCTTCAATTCTATCGGTTGCGGTTCGCGCGGCTCAGTGCGCGGTTCATCTGTGCGGCGATCTGGTTTTGCGACCGGGCAAAGCCCTGCACATCCGGCGTGGTGATGTTCATCACAACGGTCGGACCACTCTGTCCGCCACCGCCACGCACTCCCAGCTTGCCATCGGGACCACGTGCCAGCGGCATGATGGCCTCTGGCCCCGCCTCACCCATGACACCCATGCCACCTCGCATGCCAAAGGGCGTCGCAGAACTGACAACACCGCCAGACGCAAAGGGCATCACACGCCCCTGGCTGAACGGCGCGCCATCGGCAAAGGGCAGGATTTTCTCGAACAACCCACCAGCACCCGTGGCCAGCAATCCACCGACATGATCGGTGACGGGCTTGATCGCCGCGTTATAGGTCGCATTGATCATCGAATTGGCCAGACCATCCAGCGCATCCGATAGGCTCATCCCATCAAATACCAGACCATCGAAAGCCTTGCGCAATCCGCGCGACAGCCCCTTCTCAAGCGTTGCCACATCCTTGTTGGTCGCCGCCAGACTCTCGCGCATGCGGCGCAATTCGCTGTCGAAACCGGTGACCATGTCCGAGGTTGCACTCAGCGTGAAACGCAATCCTTCAGCATTCTCGTCAAGGTTCTCGATCTCATCTCGGTAATCAGTCATTCCGGATCCCCTTCCGACCGTTCATCCGGCCAGGCCGCCATCAATGCGTCCAGGCCGTCGCTCAACAGCGGTGCGGCCTGGCCCGGTGTGCCCAGCATCATCTGCAATTCGGCAGGGGTCAGCGCCCAGAACGCCTCTGGCGTCAGGCGCAGCCCCTGCATCCCGGCCCGCATCAGCGCAGACCAGTCCAGTCTCCTGCTCATGCCTCCGGCACCACGAAGGCACGCGCGATCAGCTCGGCGGCTGCTCGGGCTGCCCCCATGGGCCCACCCGCAATGTCCGCATGATCCAACTTGTCAGCATCGAATGCGCAGCCACCGCCAAGCAAACCAGCCTTCAGCACAGCCAATACGTCGGCACCGGAAAAAAGGCCCTGCTCGAACCGCTCCACCAGGGCAACCAACGATGGCTCTGCCAAAGCCGTCTCAAGCCCAGCCAAGGCGCCAAGTGTCAACCGCAACACCTGAGGCTGACCGTCGATCACCAGCGTGACCTCTCCCCTCCAAGGATTGGTCATCAGACCACAAGCGCAGTAAAGGACAAAGCGCCGGCAGAGGCCAATGACACCTCATACGTCGCCTCGCCATTATGGCTGCCGCTGTACTCAAGCGATGTCACCTGGAACGGCCCTTCAACCACGCCGAAATCGGGGATGATCACCTGAAACTCCGGCGTCTCGCCATCAAAGAAGATCTGACGCGCACGTTCATCCGTGCCCTCGTCCTTGAAGACACCCGCACCGGTGATATTGGCCGACCGGACACCGGCCCCCGCCAACAGCTCGCGCCACCCGCCCTGGCTCTCAAGGCTCGTGACATCCACGCTCTCGGCGTTGAAGCTGACGCGCGTGGCCCGCAGACCCGCAATGGTTTCGAACTGCCCGTCCGAGGTCATGTCGACCTTGATCAGCAGGTCCTTTCCGTTCTGAGCACCCATTGGTTTTCTCCGTTAGATAATGGTTGATGAGTTGTCTTCGGTCCGCGCGCGGAACGTCAGATCGATGCGGCGGCCCGTGCCCTTGTCGATCTTGACCGCACGCGCCCGTTCAAATCGCAGGAAGACCAGCCGCCCGCGATCAAGCGTCAGATCAGCGTCATGCAAAGCATCGCAAACGGCACCCGCGACTTGCTTGGCAGCAAGGAACCCCGGCGCTTCGGTGACAACTGACACGACAAAGCTGTGAACAGCGCCGCCACCGGTCTTGTCATCCGCAACACGCACCGTTTCCGGACCAAGGCTCACATAGATGTTCGGTAACGCTCCGCTGGGCACGGCGTCATAGACGGCATCACCCACGGCATCACCGACCGCGACGTCATCCGCAATGGCCGTAAACACGGCAGCCTGAAGAGCGGCGGAAATGGCATAACTCATACCGCAACCTCCTCGTCTGCCATGCAGATCAAGTAACGACCTTCGGGATCACGCTCCGCAACACTGCGGATGTGAAACACACGGTTGCCATCACGGAACCGCTGGTCGGCAACGGGACGCTCCGGGTGTCCCACCGGGGCACCACGAACGACAACCAAATACGGGACCGCGGACACAGCGGCCCCGGTCGCGATCGTTTCCCGGCCTGTCCGTGCGGTCAATTCGGCCCACAGGACACCCAACGGCATCCACCGTTCCGAAAAACCACCGGCACCGTCAGATACGCGCGACGGGCTCTCCAGAGTCAGGCGTCGGTTCAGGCGCGGCAGTTTCATCGTGCGCCTCCACCCAAACGCATGGGCCTGTACCGCTCGATCAGACTGGTCACGCCAAAGGGCATGCACCCTTCGCTCAGCGTCGATTCACTCCGGAATTCATAATAATGCGCACCCAACAGCATGACGGCCTGCGCCAAATCAGCTGGAATGTCCGACCAAGCCGTACCATACCCGGCAGCAAAGACGACGCGCATGGATCCAGAGCTCGGCAGTACCGGCAAGGCCGACGTCACTGACCGTAGCCTCGGCCGATGCGCGTCCCGCTCCAACCAGTACGCATCGCTGGCCAGGTCCGTTTCCGCACCTGCCCGGTCCACCAATGTCACACGGTCAATGACCGTCACCGGAGCCAAGGGCAGCACAACCGAATCTGCAGTGGTGGACGACATCACAGACAGGGAAAAATCGCGCTCAATCAGTGCCTTGCCGGTACGCACTTCAACTGCGGCAATCGCTGCACGCAGAAAACTGACAAGAACCGCGTCCTGCACGGTGTCATTGCCGAACCCGCTGCCCAGACGCAGATGCGCCTTGAATTCTTCGACCGGCAGCGCGGCATCAGGCACCGTGGTCTCTTCGTTCAACATCATGGAACATCTCCAGGAAAAATCTGCCCCTCGGCTCCAAAGGCCCGGGCGCGCGCCAGTCCGCATTGCTCGGACGGAGGGGAGCAGCTAGACAACACGGCGCACTTACAGCGCGCACCCGGGAGCCGGGGGCGGTCGCCCACCCCCGGCCATCCGCTCTCACCGCTTAGGTCACAGCGAATTTCAGCAGCTTGATGGCCGCAAAGTCACTCACGTCACCGCCCACGCGCTTGGTGGCATAGAACAGGACGTGGGGTTTCGCGCTGAAAGGGTCACGCAGCACACGCAGGTCGGGCCGTTCGGCGACGGTGTAACCTGCATTGAAGTCACCAAACGCGATTGCGTCAGCGCCAGATGCTGCATCCGGCATGTCCTCGGCGATCAGAACCGGATAACCCATCAGCGTCGCAGGCTGACCAGCCGTCAAACCGTCCGACCACAGAAAGCGGCCGTCATTGTCTTTCAGCTTGCGAACCAGACCCGCCGTTTTCGAATTCATGACAAAGGTTGCATTGGCGCGATACTCGGCACCCAGCGCATAAACCACGTCAATGATCGCATCGGCTGTTACATCGCCGTCAACGCCCGACGGGACGTAGCCCAGGTTACCCCACGCCCAAACATCATTGTCGACCGATGTGTGGTTCAAGAAACCACGGGGTTTATCAACACCGTCACCGTTGACAAACGCAGTCGCCTCGGCGCGGGCAAACTTGTCCGCGATGCGACCGGCCAGCCACGCCTCAATGTCAAAGGCGCTGTCATCCAACAGACGCTGCGACGCACGCGGCAAAGCCGACAACTCGTGCAGCGGAATGGTGATACGGTCGATGGACGGTGTGTCGGTTTCGGCCTGTGTACCGGTTTCCGTGGCCCAACCTGCGCCCACATCAGTGTGATCGACAAGCACATCAAAAGATGTCGCCTCGACATTCACCACGGACGCAATGGAACGGATCGACGCGGTTGCGTTCAGAACCGATTTCACGGTCTCAGAGGTTTGCGGGTCAACAAGGTAACCACCGTCCGAGTTCACGGCCGTGGACAGCGATTTGCCCTCCATTTCCAGGCCGCGCAGGCCTTCATCTTCGCCCGAACGCAGATAGGCATTGAACGCCTTCTGATGGGGGGCACCCGCATCGACGGCACCGGCCAGAGGGGTGCGCGCCGCAGTCATGTTTTTCCGATCCAGCATGGTCAGTCGCTCTTCTGTTTGTTGAAGTTTGGTTTG